TTCTGCTAAACTAGACGGTTCATCTCCAGATAAAGCATCAACATCAGGACTACAATTAGTAACAGATAATCCTGGTATTACCAGTGGTTTGTATTGGATTAAATCATCACAAATGCCTAATGCCTTACAGATGTATGTGGATACAACTCAAGATGGTGGTGGGTATGATTTTTATGCTACTAGAGGATCAGGTCCTAATGTTAGTCGTATCACTGACAACCATGCAGGAGTTCCTCTTGGATTGGAACTGTGGGAAGGAAGATCTAGAAACTGTTGGTTAGCAGCAACACAAGCTGTAAACGCATTGGACTCAGGTAATTTTAATTCTTACTGGGAAGGAGTGGGACATGTGTACAAACCTAATGGTGGTGGTAACTATACTGGTTGTATCATGAGAAGTTCTTATTATGGTGGTAACAACTGCAACGAGTGGAGAGTAAAGAGTGGAAACAGATGGTGGATCAGAGACAGCACTCACTCAGAACCTAACGGTGACTACAGTGGTAACGGATTCCAGAGAATTTATGGTGGTAGTAGACCCAGTGTAGGAAGTGTATCTACTAACATGGGATTTAATGATGGTGGTGCATATGCTATAGGAAATTACTACTTACTTTCCACAAACGCAAAAACGTGATATAATAGAACTGAACATTATTTTTATGAGAGTGAGAGGATTTACATTATACTTAATTCTTATCGTATTCTTACTATCACTTGTTAGTATAGCAAGAAAAGAATCACCAATAGAACAAAAATTACAAGAGAGACAAGAGAGATACGACAAACTCTTTGAAGAATTGTCATGAATTTAGTTTTTGATCACGAGTGTGTCAAAGTTTATGACGATGTATTATCTGATGAGGACTTTGAGAAAGTATTTGACTTCTTTAATAGAACATCGTTCTTCTACCCACAAACAGAGGGAACGTGGAATCATGTATGGGATGTTGATACCTTAGTGTTGAAAGGACAACAATTCTTTTTTCCTGTTGGTAAAGTTCCTCCAGAAGATGAGTATCATAAACCAGTCATACCAATAATAAAAGAACTCAATAAGGTTCTCAATGATGGTAGAGTTACCATGACTCCATATTTCTACGCTGCAGGATCTGGATTATCATGGCATAATGATAGTCAATACAAACAAGCATTTACTTTTTACTGTCATAAACATTGGTCTCCTGAGTGGGGAGGTGAACTTCAAACTGTAGAGTTAGAGGAAAAGGATAAAAACATTGTTTGGAAAATATTTGACAATAGAGAGTTGTTTGATGCTATAATATCAAAAGGATTAGGAATGTTTTTTATTCCTAAACCAAATAGATTGATAGTAAATTCAAATATCTTACATAAAATTAATAAAACTACTGCAAATAGTGGTGCTAGATTATCATTACAAGGATTTATTTCTTAACTATGGAACACGAAATAATTGAATTTTTTCCACAGGTTTGTGGAGTGTATACATATCCAGAAGATAAACACGAACAAGTCAAATTAACTTGTCAAAAAATTAGAGACACTATAAAACAGGGTGATGAAAACTACAATCAAAATGCATTAAGTGGTGATTTATTTCATTACTACAATGAATCTAATTCAAGCATATATGATTTTCATCCTGAGTTGGAGGAACATAAAAAATGGTGTATTGAATGTGCTACCCATTTTTTCACTAAAGTTCATAACTATGTTTTGGATGATGATAATGAATTGTTAATGACTGATGCTTGGATGAATTATTGTTTAGAACGAGCAGAACAAAGTGAGCATAATCATCACAACTCTCTGATATCAGGAACATATTATGTAAATTATATTGATTGGGTACACTCACCACTTACATTCTTAAAAAGAGAACCAGAGTGTCATCCCTATATTGCTCATGCAAAGAACTGGGACAACCCTAATAAATACTCTAGGTATGTTGAAGATATTAGACCTAAAGAACGAGATCTTTTACTTTGGAAATCTCATTTACTTCATGGTTATAATGGACAACTCAACATGTGGGCAGATAGAACATCTATCTCCATGAACTTTATGCCTAGGATACTAGACAACGGTAAATACTCATTTGTAATTAACACAAGAAACGATGGATAAATTTCCCAGAAAACGATCTGCCTTCAAAGTGTGGATAGAAGGTCGCAATAAAGAGTTGCAAAATTTTCTTGCAAACAGAAAAATTAACTACCCAGAAATAGGCGAACAGTTAGATGCTATCTGGCATGATATTGATACAGGAGTATTGCCAGGCAAAGAAGGAAAGTTCTATAAATTATTAGCAGCAAACAAACAAAGATTCAAAGCTCCTCAGTGGGATGTTGATGAATTTATAAGATATGATTTTTCTAAACATGAGTTTGACGAAGACTTAGACTAAATAAGAAAAGGAGTCTAGTGTAAAAGAATGGCATCAACATTAAAAACTGATAATTTATCAACACTGTCTGGTACAGGTGAGATTAATATTCTGCAAAGTGTCGGTGTATCTGGTAACATAGATTTTACTGGAAACTTACTACAGAATGGACAACCCTTTGTAACTTTACCACAACAATCCATAGAAACTATGGGTGCTATGTTGGCATCTGATGGTGTTTCAGCATACTGGGCACATCCAAACACATTTGAGAATAATGCTGGTAGTACGAACATGCCACCAGGTGATGCAGATACAGGTGGTATAAACTTACAAAACCCAACAGTACCTTCTAGTGGACAACTCCCTTTTGATGGAACTGGTAACTGGTATGATTATCAAGGTAATACTTATTCAATAAACATAGGATCAGAATTTAAGTATAGAAGTATTTTTACACATGGATTCTTGATGGGTGGATATAGAGGAGCAAACCCATGGAGAACTGTAAACCAAACATTCCATGCTACAGACGTTACTATATGTCGTGGAGATCAATTAGACAGAGCAGCAACATACGTTGATGGAAACTTTGGAGACTATAATGGATATGTTTATGGAGGTAATAACAGTTGGGGTGGTAACTCTGCACACACATCATCTATAAACTTACATACAGGAACAGGAAGGACCGCAGGATCCTCACCATCATATAACACAACTGATAACTATGGAACTACACCTGATACTATTGGTGTTGGTTGGGACTTATATGGTTCTGTAAACGACGCTGGTGCTGTATCAGGTCAACTGGTACAAAGAGGTTATGTTACAGGTGGTGGTAACCAAGGAAGTAGTGGTTGGGGTAGACTAAACTTCTCATCAGAATTAATGTCCAGAATAGGTGGAGGACATACATCTGACTTCTGTTCTGCTACTGAAGGAGAAAACAGAGGTTACTGTCATTCAGATAATGGAAACACTAGGTACATTGAATTTGCAACTGAGTCTACTGGAAACTGGAATACATCTAATAAAACAGGTGATGGATGGAAGAAATCTCTATCTACAAAATGGAATATTGGTTATCATGGTAACGGTAACAATGTTACACAACAGTGGATGAAATTTACTAGTAACTCTGGATCATACATATCAACCTTTAACCAAATAGACGTTGCTTCTGGTGAAGAGAATATGGAAATGGGACAAGACTGGGGTTACATGTTAGGTAACTACTCAGGTGGTGGTGGATCTGGTAATGCTCGTCAGAACAATAGAACTATGAAAATTTTCCATGCTAATGATAGTATGACAATGATGGGTTATAAATCAGAACCTAAAGGTCACCAAGGACAATCATCAGGAGCATGTGTTACTGCAGCATTTACCGTAACTGCTACAAGATATCAGTAAGATGAAAAAGAAACTTAATTTTATTGAAGAAAAAGCATTTGAAGTAGAGTGGACGTCCAAGATACCATCACATATGGTATTGGATGAAGATCTACTACGTCCAGAATATGAACCTCAACATCCTCTTGAAATAGAAACTAGAAAATTTATAAGAGATAAAGAAAACGTACAGAAAGGATATATCATAATGGGTTTGTGTGAAGAAGATCTTCGTGCGATGGATCTAAAAGAGCATGATACAACCTACTTTACTTGTTATAATTTTTTTAGTATCTCTATTATAAAAATGAATCGTGAGATATTTGAAACATTAAAATCTGGTTTGAAAAGATATATAGAATTTACCGAAAGAGAATTACATGATGGTGTAAACTATGCTGGAGAGATAAGAAATTACTCTAAAGATTATATTGCCTCTATGGATGAAAAGGGTCAAGTAAAATATGCTAAGGGTAAAGTTCCCATGAATTCTAAGAAAATTGTGAACGCATTATCTTGGATGAGAAAATTAGCAATCTTAGTTGTTGAAAGAGAATTTGAGTTAAGATTTAAAAATTTTAAGAACTGTCATGATATAGAAAGTGAATCATGGGCATATCAATTACCAGAAGCAAGAGCATATAAAGAAGACTCAAGTGTAGAAACACCTTTCTTAGACATACTTTCAATGACTAGAGGTATGAGAAAAGAAATATTGGTTGATAAAGTTTTGGAAAAACACCAAGAATATGTACGAGCATATGCAGCACTCTTGGGTAAATACCATGCTATTCGTTCACAATTTAAACTTGCGGACAATATGTGGGACATGAATATCCTTTGGGAAGACTACCTAAATATAGGTATGCCACGAGTCCAAGCAATGAAACTTGGACGAATGGACGACCACATGAATAGATTGAACGGTGAAGTCGCATATGGAACATTCGGATTCTAGTATTGATTTAAGATCTAAATTATCAAACGCTGATATTATAGACGCTGCAGTAAATTTGCAGATGGGACAGACAATGTATCAAAATGATACTTTTGTTGTTGGTTCTCAGATTACTCCATATAAAAAAGTTCAACAAGCATTGTTGGAACTAGAAGCAAGACAACATGGATATGTTGAATTGCAGTATAAACATAAGTTATGTACTAACTCTAGAAAAAAATTAGAACGTGAGTTAAAAAGAGAAAAAGAAAGATCTGACTCAGATGAGTTAGAGGTAGAGAGAATAGAGATAGAGTGGGAGAAAGCAAAGTACGATGAGTCTTTGTTTGAGAAAAAGTATATTACATATGAAAGAGAGATATCTGAGTTCTGTGATATGGTCCGCAATCACATGGATGATGAGAAAGGTATAGAATATTATCGTGTAACACAGGAAGACGAGGATAGAAAGTATTGGATTACAAGAATGGCAAAACAAGCTGCAGTTGATGTACACAACTGTGGTAGAATAGGTAGTGGTAATTTAGATTCTATTTTAAATATGCCAGCAGAAGATCAGTTAACTGCTATACAAGGTGCTGTAGAACATGCTACAATGTTAACAGCAGGAGTAGAAAAAATGACACAACAACTTCTACCAGAGGTTAGAAAAGTTATTGAAGGATCTTTCAAAAATTATTCTGTTCCTCAGTTAATGGCAGAAGTGCCAAAGATAGAGGAACTACCTAAAGCAAAAAATCTTGAAATTAAATCAAGAGTTTTAACTACATTACCTAATGACCAAATCCGTATTCAGTCTGCCAATTAATCCTAAACTTGACAAACAGTTTACGGATGGAATTTTTATACCATGGTTGACAAAATATAAAGCATACATTAAAGACTTATACTTTACATGTAGAATGCCACCCTTTGTGCAAGATGCGATGGGTGATGTTTTTGCTGGAGATATATCACAACTAGTTTTTAATTCAATAGTAATATCAAGAGAAACGGAGATACCATTATCAGCAACATTCAATAACATTTACGTTAGACCAGATCAGGAAGGATTAGATTTATTCATACACAACTTTAGACAGATATATGAACAATACAATATTCGTATTGCAACGATACCACATACTTTATGGGTCTCATCTGGTCAAATTCAAGCAGCTTTTCCAGATCTAAAAATAAAGAATACCATACTCAGAAATGTCAGTAGAGCAAATGATATCGTAAATCTTGCCAAGTCTGGTTTTCATTATATAAACTTGGACAGAGATATGATGCGTGATAAAAATGGTTTACTAGAAATAAAGAAGGCAAAAGAACACTGTGAAAAAATAGGCAAACCAGTAGAGATATCATTACTTGCAAATGAAGGTTGTTGGGGTGGTTGTACAGTCATGGATGAGCATTACCATTTTAATAGCACAAGACAAGGCAAGTCTCCTCAATTCTTTATGGATCCTATCAGTTCAAATTCTTGTTCTAAATGGGATATAGAGGATCCCTCATCATCATTAAAAGCAGCAAACTTACCTCCATGGAGAGAGGATTGGGAAGAGTTTATTGACCTTGGTATAGATGTATTCAAGATGCATGGAAGAGAAAACATGATGAGACTTAAGGAGTCCATGGATATCATAGAAAGATGGGCAAAGAATGATCAACTTTTATTTCC